TTATTCGAATAAATCCAGATTCTGGTCTAAATTGAATTTAAGCTTTTCTTCACCATTTACGATATGACGGATCGTTCTGATTGTCACGCCAAATTTGCGGGCGATTTTAGAGCGGCTTTCTTTTTTTGCTGCCATTTCACGAATAGTTCTATTACGCATTGCAATTGTGATTGTAGTTGCCATAGGTACTTCTATTGAATTGTTCCCTAAATGCTCTGAGAGCAACTGTAGCTTAGAATAACCAATGATCTGTGATAGCTCGTGATGAATGCCTAAAGCATGTTTATGGGGTACAAAAACTAGTATGCCGCCATAGTTCTCAATTAGACTCAAAGCTGGTTTTATGCCAATAAGCTTCGCCACAAATGCAAAGTTTTTAGGCATAAGTGCAATGAGTTCTTCATCTGAAAATAATTGTTGTGCGTCGGTAATGTGAGGACGATAAACCATAATTGCTCCCGCTGTTATCCCATGTTAAGATTTAGCAGTCCTAGATATATTTTTCCTCTTACTTGTATGGGTTGGCGGAATTAAAAACCTCAGTGTTGGCGCACTGGGGTTTTTGCTTTTTTATTCTTCTGTTCTTTCAATGCCACAACGTTTACACCATTGGCGTAAGTGATTAATTATCATGTCTGCGTGGTGGCTGCTCATAAATTGCAATGCACTCACACCAACTTTGTTCTCTACAAATTTTGCTAAAGCTTTTTCATCTTTATTTCTAACTTGACCAGCTGCATGTAGTTGCAACCATAAATGACGAATCAATTTGCTTTGCGCATCGCTTGCTAAGTTCTTAACGCCAGATTTATTTTTTGATTCAACTTCAAAGCCAAGTTGTTTGAACCGATCCAGCACAGCTTCAAGCTGTGCTAGATTCAAATCTTTTGAACTGGTTTTACCAGTAGTGCTAATAAGAATGTCTCGATAAAGCTCTTCATCTAAACCAAGTTTTGTTTTGCCCACATGGATTAGCTTGATCAGATTGGCTTTTTTATTGAATTTCATCTCTTGCACCTTTCTCTGCTTCAATTATTGCTTCAGGTGTAGATTTATTCTGTGAGTGATCAACTATTTGACTGCACAAGTAAGTTTTTTTACCAACATAAAAACCACCGAGACGCTCACATTCTTCAGCAATTTCGTTTTCTGTATATGACTTACAAATAAGCCACCCAATAATTAACCCAAAAATGAAGTAACCCATTTCACACCACACCTTGGAATGCTTGAAACAATCCAATAATTGCTAGAAAAGCCAATGTGATTGATGCACCAGCTTTAAATTTATATGACCGTTTTTCAAAAACAGTCAGACCAGTATTATTTTTGGCGGTCCACGCCAATTTAGCTTCCTTAAAACACGAACCTAAGCCCATAAGAAAGACTGCAAAGTAAGCCAATACTGTTGCCCAATTCAGCAATTCGTTCATGTAGGTGCTCCCAACTTTTCAAATTGTTTGCCACCATTCATTGCTTGATTTAGTTTTGCTGATTTCCCAGATTGTTTGCCCGCATGATAATCATTAGCTGCTCTATCATTAAATACTTTGCCTTTATTGCGATCTTTGGGCGTAAATGAACCAAGCTTTCTATGAGCTTTATCCATATGTTTTTTAATACGTTCATTGGTATTTGCTGGAACTTCAATATCTAAGTCAGTTATTAAATGCTTAACTGAATCCACCCAACCTTCACAAAATAAATCCGCACGACGTACCTTGTTTTTTTTGACTGTTACACGTTTTAAGCTGTTTTCAATAAAGCTTTTTCTTGAACGAATCACTTGGCGATATAAAACATCAAAAGTGTAAGACGCAACTTCTGGTGCTGGATCGACACCAATAAATGTCCATGAAGCTTTAATACCCCAAGTACTGCTACCAGAACTAAAAATAGGTTTGCATTGCATGGCTCTAGCTATAGTCATAACTAAGCTTGCTTCCCACGCTTGAGGAACCTTTGTTGCTTTACTTTCGCAACTAGCCTCAACGATATCGAGTAGATCAGGATCAATCTGAAATTCGCGCATCAAAGCCTGTGCTTGACGTAGTGCAATTGCAGCTTCATTTTCATTGGCTGATTTAGCTAATGCTAAACATTTTTTGATTTTTAGAATTGCTTCTTCACGGGTCATACTCATTATGCTGTCTCCTTAAGACTCTCAATCACTTCAGGTGGTAACTTTTCTAAATCTTCGATGCTGATCATTATGTTCTCGCTGCTCTTCAGTACTGGATCACGACATCCAGCAGACACAGGCACGAATGCCTGTGTTTCGCTTATGCTTGAAGCGTGTTCAGAGCTATATCAATCGCACGTTGTTGAACTGTATGCCGTGAAATTCTCTGACCAGCCTCATTCAAAACGTGATACTCGAACCATCCGCAAATGTTGTATTTACGGACAACACTTAAACCGTGCTTTTCAAGCATGTCTAAGCCCTTAATTTTTGTTGCCATTACTTAACAGCCTCTTTAAGTGCTTTACCTGCTTTGAAGGAAGGTACTTTTGCCGCAGCAATTTGTAACTCTTCGCCAGTTTTAGGATTGCGGCCTGTACGCGCAGCGCGTTCTTTTACGGAAAAAGTTCCGAAGCCAATCCAAGAAACACTTCCGCCTTCAGCTAAAGCAGCAGCGATTGCATCTTCCACTGCTTGTAGTGCAGCTGCTGCCTGTGATTTAGTTAAATAAGCGTCCATTGCGATGTTTGCGATTAAGTCAGATTTATTCATGGGTAGTATTTCCTTCAGTAGTTGCTTGAGTTTGGTTAAGTGCTGTACATGCGATATCTGCATGTTCGTGGCGGTAGAAATGGCCGACTAAAACGTCGTCCTCACGGACGATTGCAAACAATGCTTGCGGATCATCATTTAGCTGTGGTTCAAGTGATTTAACTGTGTACATGTTGATAGCCTCAGACAGTGGGTTTAGTGAGCAGCTGTAGCTGCTGGATCAACGGTTTCAATTTCATAACCAAAGTTGTTGCGCTGTTTAAGAGTTGCACCAATTTCAGCGATTAGTTCAGGCGTGAGTTGTTTGATTGACTCCTTATCAGGTTCGGTTTTAGTACGGATGCAATGTTCAAGCTTTAATTGCTTGAGCATCTGGCAAGTAAAAACAGGATCAGGAATAGTCACACTGGTTGATAAGCGGTAGCCAACCGAACCGTGTGTCAGCTTTTTACTTTTGATTTGCAAAAACTCATTTTTGCGGTGATCACAAAATTCTTTAAGTTGAAGTTCATACGTCTTAACTCGTTCCAATAGCGGTTTAAGACGTTGTTTGGTTGCTTCCTTGAGCTTGTCAACCTGTTCATTACAAGCAGCTTCTTCAAGTGCGATGTCACGGTTGATACCAGCCATTTGTGCCAATGTTTGATCAACTGCTTCCCAACTTTGAAGTTGTGGCTCTTTAAGTGATTTACGTGGCATTAGTTTGTTTGCTCCTGTGTTTCAGCTGCTTTTAAGCGTTGGTAGCACTGTTCTAAAGTTTCATCTGGTAGCTTGTGTTTAACGACATGCGCCATAAGTTGTTCTTTTGGAATGTTCTTCAGCCCACGTTCTGGCTGCTTCTCATTCATTTGGACGAAGCCCATCATTTCTTTAAAGTTGGTGTTTGGACGTTCATGTTTTTGACGTTCATGTTCCGCTTGCTCAGCTGCACGTTCAGCTTCAGTTTTAGCTTGTGGTGCAGCAGCTCGACGCTCTGTTGGTACTGGCGCATTTTCTGGTTTGAATGAACTGATCACTTCATATAGATAGCCGTGGTTTTTCAGAGGCAACTGCAACTTGCCTTGGTCACGACGCTCAATCATTGTGTTGATTGCCCAGATCCATGCTGCTTTAGGAGCTGGGTAACTGTGGTGACCACGTTTGATTTGCTGTGCATTAATATCCGCAGCAATTTCGCCAAGTAACTTAGCCGTACGTTCAAAAGTAAGCTCACGATTTTGAGAGCGAAACATTCCCAAATACTTGACCAGTGGCGTAGCTAAATCACCAACCAGATTTAGTGAAGCTACAAACGCTTTGCTGGCTTCACCATGCCCTAATAGGGCATCTAGGCTGTTTGTTGCTCCGCAAGCTGGGCATCTAGTTTTCATTTAGTGACTCCCAGCAAGTCGCAACAATGCGTTGTGGATTGCCTTGATAATTAGGCAAGCACAGTCTTCACCAGAGTCACCTTGTAAGGCTTCTTGGTACAGTTCAAAGAATTCTGGATCATCAGAAAGTATCTGAAGCTGCTCCCAAGTAAGTTCGTTGGGAATAACTGCATGTTTGTTATCAACTAACTTATTCAAGTCTTTGTTGAAGTGCTGGCGTTTCTGTTTGATGTTCATATACCACCTCGGAAATGCTTAGATTTGCTTTCAACTGCTGTTTGACAGTCAATACAAAGCTTTACATTGCCCAGAGCACGACGACGCTCTGGAATTTCGGCACCACAGTCTTCACATTCATAGTTACTGACTTGGTCAAAGTGTTTAATGTTGGCAAGTGCATGGTCTAAATCTTGTTCAGACAAAGTGCTTGCTACGTCTGCAAAATCAGCCATTGCAACCTCCAAATTTGCTTAATGCATCAAAACCAGAACAAGCAACGATCATGATCGTGATGCAAATCCAGACAGCGAGGTATGTCTTATCCATTGCAACCTCCTAGCACAGCCATCACTACAGCGACTGCAAAAAACCAAACTGCAAAGTTCACAATCAGTAAATTTCTTAAATTAAATTTCATGGCTTAAACCCCCATCACGATGTCGCGTGTGATAACGTCCTCGCCGATTTCTGCTGCGAGGTTCATAGAACTGGTAATTAAGTTGCCAATGGCAAGTGGATATAAAAGTGAGCGTGTGGTTTTGCCAGCGCTGTTGATTTGAGTTAGACGGTCAACAACTGCTTGAATGCCTTCTTCAGTGATGATCGACTCCAGTTTTTTATCGACGCTTTTAACTCGGTGTTGTAAGTACTCAACTAATGAAGTATTTGTTAAAGGTTCCAGTGTCACACTCTCACAACGCTGTACAACTTCACGTACCGCTGGGTTGCGCTCACTTAATTTGTTTGCAAGTTCTGGCTGACCGATTAAGACGATCCCAATTAGTTTTTTGTAGCCGTCTTCTAACTCAAAGAAACGCTTTAACTGTTTAAGAGTAGCGATTGGCAAGCTGTGAGCTTCTTCAATCACTAATAAATGGCTATAACCAGCTTCACTTGAATTTTTTAAAATCATATGTACTTGGCGGAAACGAGCCTCGGCAGACATGCGTGGTTTCTCTTGACCAGCACTAACCGTATTAATAATTGCTTCAGCAATATGGCTTGATTTAAGTGTCTTACCTTGAATGTCATTATCTTCAGTCGCAATGACATATGGTTCGATAATCAAAATTGGTAATTTTTCACGACGAATACGATCTAAAAGGTCGCGTCGTAAAGTCGATTTACCTGAACCTGACTCACCTGAAATTGCAATGAATCCGCCATGTTTAGCTGTCTGATATAAGGCTTGACGCACATAGTTGATGTCGCTATTCAAGAACAGTTCTTCAACTGCACGAACTTCATTTGTGAAAGGGTTGTCAAACAAGCCAAAATGTTTTTTAGCTTGTTGAGTCAACGACTGTTTTGCGAGCAACATGGCTTGTTCGTCCTCATTTAAAAGTTCATTAATTTGTTTGTTTCCGTGTCGTGCTACTAATGCGCGATACACATGGTCTAGTTCTCTTTCACTAGCTGCCTCTGAGCCAAGTCTTTCAAGAAGTGTTTTTTGTGGTGGTGCATCAAACATTTCGTTAAATGCATCATCGATTTCTGACTCGCTAATCTTTGCGTTGACCAAGAACTCTCTAAAACGGGCTTTCACAAAATCAGTATTCTTCTTCGGCCATCTAAGGCAGTTGATGATGATGTTGATCGATGACGGGCTTAGCTGTACGTATCGAGCTAAATCAGCTTGTATAATTCCGTTGTCTAAAATGAGATCCTTAAGTTTTGTCGAGCAGTCTTTTTGTTTCATGGTTGCTCCTTAACCAACAACACGAAGTTGTGGCCGTTGTTGTGGAAGTTCTTGTTCAGCCTTTATTGCTTCAGCAATTTCACGTACTGCATCGGCAGGGACTAAACCATCTGGATAAGATTTTTTGAGGGCCTTGTAGTGATCCGTGGTCCACAGGTCACCGATTAAGCCTCGGATTTCTTTTGCTGCTTCTACTGTTGAAATAGGTGCAGATTCACGACGTTGTTTAGTTGTAGTGACTTGCTCACCAGCACGTTTGATGTAAGTCGGAACTTCAACCGCTGCAACGTCTGCCATAGCATTGAGCTGACCGTCATAGGCTGGTTTCTTCTTGGCAATTGCTTTATCAACTTGCTCAAGAGTTTCAGCGTCATAAGCTTTTTTAAGTATGCGTTTGCGGTTTTCATCAATTTTGCTTTGAGGCATTGCCTTAATTTCTTCACCGATGATTGCTGCATCATTTCCAAAGCCAACCCAATCAACTTGCATCGGTTCGCATGTGAAAATGACCTCATTGCCGTGTTGATCTTTAGTCAATACATCGATGCATGGCGCACGGTATGGATTCACTACAATCTGCAACTTAGCTTTCGGGTAAACCCCATCAACATGACGAACGTCATAGTCTTGTGAGCCATAGCCTTGAATGGCATGACTAACCGTAAGATTGGCTTTAACTGTTTTTTCAACAGGTACTGTGCTGATAAGTTCACGGCACAATTCCATTGGTGGAGCAATGCGTAATTGTTCAGGCTTAATGGTTTGCCAAACAGCATTACGGCTGCGCTTAGTACGGCTATGAATTTTTGTTTCATTCCAATACATGCGCCATGCAGTAGCTTGGGCATTTAACTCTTGGATATTGTTGATCTGCATGAAACGCAGGCGGCCTTCAAACTGTGTTTCAACAATATTTTGAGCGTTTTCAACTTGGCCTTTTGCTTGTGAATTACCAGTTGCATGGGGTATAAAAGTTACATCTAGGCGCTCAAGTAAATTTCTGAATAAGCCACTGGTGTTTGCACAACCTTTGTCTGTGTAAAGGATGTTTGGAACACCGTGCATTGGCTCTTGAGCAGAACGCTTTTGAATTGCATTTAAGAAAATCTCAATTAAGTTTTCAGAGCTTTCACTGCCATAGACATACTCAACATAAATTGAGCCTGAATAGTGGTCAGTCATGACATAGCGAATCACACGGTCATTTTCGATTTTCTTCACATTGGCAGGTTTGTTCTTGTAGAACTTCTTCTCATCCATCACTTGCATACCGCCTTTAGGCAGGTAAAACAAAACACAGACAGAGGCATCAACTTGCCAAACGTGGTTTGGATGTAACGATTTTTGCTGTGTATGTGCTGACGGTGTAGCCAGTTGTTTTGGGTGGCACATGTTTTGTTTCATGACACGCGCAACTGTTGCTGCTGATACTCTTGGTGCTTTACCGTCGGCGATAAGCATTTCCAGCGCTGTAGTCATCGGCAATGTCTTTTTACCATTGGCACGTGTTGCTACGTGCACCATACCGCCAACCATTTCAGCAACTTCAGTCGGCACAACTGTTTTACCTTTATCAGAGCGCTGTTTGCGTTCAGATTTAAAACCTACTTTTTCAAGTTCACGGTAAAGTTGCGGTTTGCTAAGACTTAAAAAGTCACATGCAGTTTTTACAATCGCAGCTTTCCCACCAAACTCAGCAGCAGTAAGTTTGGCTGCAATCTCACGCAAATAATCTTGTTTTGCTAAGTTTGGATTTGTCATGATTACTGCTCCACGTTTGTAGCATCAAATGGAGTAGCTTCTTGATCCGCAGGTAACCATGATGGGTTTACCATCGTTTCAAAATCAATTTGAATTCCTAGCTCAACACTAGTTTGGGCAATCTGTTGAAATGCGCTGACAACGAGGGCTTCAAGTTGCTCTTGGATGTTGTAAAGGCCATGCTCGTTGATTGTGTCTAAAACTGAGTTGACTGTATTTTTAAAACGCACTGTGTCGTTGTGCATTGTTAAACATGCGGTGTTGGCTTCTTCTAAAGCTTTAGCTGCAATTAGTTGCTCTTCAGATTCAGCACGTTTTTTGATTTGAACTGGACTCTGGAGTTTTGTGAGCTTTGCATCTAGTTCATTAATCTTTTGGTCTTTCTTTTGGAGAAGTAAGTCGCCAGCTTCCTTGTCAGCTTTAATTTTGCGAAGTTCATCTTTTAATTCGCGTACTGACATAGTTTCAATGCTGTCTAATGAAACCTCACCAATGCTTCCACCTTGTTCGATGACTTGTATTTCATCATCATCTAGCGTCACAAGCTCAAGCAACTTTGTTTGATTTCCAGCTTTCTGCAAAAGCGAACTCGAATTCGTTTTTGAGAATTTCAGCACCGCTGACATAAATTTTTGTGCCATGCGTGGAGTGAAATTCAGCATCTCAACGCGCTTATTAAACTCACCATGCGGTGTAATTTCTTTTAAGATTAATAAGCGCTTGCCAAGCTCCATTACTGCTTCAACAGTACGTTGTTGGAAAAAGCGAATTTCATCTTCCAGTGCACCTACAGTTAAAGCTCCTTCATAACCAAGTTGCGTTGCTAAACCTGCAACAGCCTTAGTATGATTTTGAATTTCAACTTCAGTGATTACTTCATTGCTCATAGCGAACCCTTATTAAAACTGTGTGTTAAGACGTTGGTTGTATTCATTAATTCGTGCTTGAACACGGTCACATTCTTCTTTACACGCTGTTGCAAATTTGACCGTCTTCACACTTGGGGCATAGTTGCCGTTGTCACGTTTTTCTACCCAACCATCCGCTTCAAGGGTTTGGAGTGCGCGAGTAATAAATACAGGTGTTTCTTTCAAGCTTTCAGAAAGCTGTTTATTGCTAAGGCCGAAAACGTAATGACCTCGCAGCGCGAATAAAACACGTAGAACTTTCACTGCTGATTTATTTGTTGAACTCATGCCCATCTCCTTGAGTGAACTTGATTGACATTAGTTGCTGCTTAAGCTCTTCGTTGTCTTGTTCAGCGAAGAACCATTGGACATAACCGAATGTCGTTACGAAGATGATTAGGTAACGAAATGCAATACTTCCTGATTGTTTTTGTCTCATCTCTTTCCCCGTGTGCAAAAATGTGCGAATATGTGCAAAGTAACTAAACAGTGACTTTCTGTTTTGGTTCTGGTTTTAGGCCGAGGGCAACAGCAATCTTATGGGCACGTCCAAAGTTTCCTTTAGATTGACCGTTGAGTACTTTGTAAACTTCTTGTGGGGTGAAACCTTTACTTTCAGCCCATGATGAAACAGGAATGCCTTGTTGAATAAATTCCTGTTTTACTTCTTCGGCAGTTTTTAGGTGCATATTTAGTTTCCCTTGTGTGGCTAAAGTTGCATTAAGTAGAACTTATAGCACCACATTAGTAACTATTTAGTTACTTGTCAATATTATTGGAGTGTTTTTTGTGACTATTGGAGCAAGACTTAAAGAAGAGCGTGAGCGACTGGGTTATACGCAACCAGTTTTTGCTGAATTAGCAGGCACTACCAAGAAAAGTCAGATAGATTACGAGAAGGATTTAACGCAGCCTAAAGCTGGTTATTTAGCGGCAATTGCAGAAGTTGGAGCTGATATTGGCTATATTGTTACTGGCAGAAAAGCCAATCAGTCACTAAATAGTGACTTCGCTTGTGAATTCGATTTAGTCAACGTTTATGACGTTTCTGTGTCTGCTGGTGATGGCGCAGTTTGTTTGGGTGAAACAGAACCCGCTAGTCGATTGGCATTTAGAAAAGACTGGCTTTCAAGACATGGGCTTTATGCAAAGGACTTAGTTATTGTTTATGCTAAAGGCGATTCTATGGAGCCAACTATTCATGACAAAGAACCTTTATTAATCAATACAATTGATAAAGAACTTACAGATGGTTTTATTTACGTTGTGAGAAATCAAGAGAACTTCTGGGTTAAACGTGTGCAACGTCAGTTTAATGAATTGTTATTGTTGTCAGATAATGAAAAATATCTACCAATGAAACTCGATTTAAATGAATCGACAGATATTGAAATTATTGGCAGATGGATACCACCAAGTCGCGGGACTTTTTACTGATATGAAAAAGTTAATTAGTGTTGTTGGATTATTATTGTTGGCTGGTTGCTCTACGCAAAAACAACCACAGTCAGAACCTCCTTATGTGAAACAAAACTATAGTGAATCTGACCCAGCTGCAAAGTTGAGTGTTTCCCAATTTGCTAACGTGGTTAAAAGTATTTATCCAGCTTACCAAATCAGCCATTCAAACGATGGTGGTGAAGTAAAGTTTTTACCAAATGATGTCAAAGCAGATACTAAATTTGTGCCAAATAATAATTGGTACAGCATTAAAATTATCAAAGAACCAAACACAGAAAACTGGAAAGGTTTAGTTGTTGAGGTTCTTAATAAAGAATCTTTTGAACAGTCAAAGGCTGTGGCTGCAAAAGACTGTCAAAAGATTTTTGGAAATATTGACAACCGAGTTCCTGCTGTTCTTTATGACCTTGAAAACCAGTTAAATCAAGGCTCAAAAACTTCAATTTCAAGCCATCAGTATGGATATACTTTTCAGTTAGATGCAAGTCACTACAAAGAAGGTTATCCAGTAACTTGTATGGTAAATATCTAGATTCTTAAACTGAGCGGAAGTCTTTCCGCCTGATAAAAAAATAGTTCAGATAGCAACATAGCCTCATCATTTGATGGGGTTTTTTTGTGAACAAAACTTTTCAAACAGCACTAAAACGCGTGCTTCAGCATGAAGGCGGATATGTAAATCATCCCTCTGATCCTGGTGGTGAAACCAATTACGGCATTACAAAAAGCGTTGCCCGTCAGTACGGTTATAAAGGTTCAATGAAAGATATCCCAATGGATATTGTTGAAAAAATTTATAAAAACCAATACTGGGATGCAATGAACTGTGACAGTTTCCCATTCTCTGTGGGTTTCCAACTTTTCGATGCGGCAGTTAATCATGGCTTGGTTAATGCTCGGAAACTTCTACAGCGTGCTGCTGGGGTTAAGGATGATGGCATTGTTGGTGACTTAACTTTAGCGGCAGTTCGTAAGACACCTCAACTTACTTTAATTAGTTTATTCAATTCCAAACGCCTTGAATTTTATTCAAAGATTTCAACTGTCAAAGTATTTGGTGGCGGCTGGATGGCGCGGGTTGCTGTAAATCTTAAATATGGTGTGGAGGATGTGGCATGAGTCAATGGAAGCGAAGTTTCCGACGTAAGTTAGCCAAAAGTCAAAATGGGTTGGTAAATCAAAATAAACTTGTTGATTCACAATATATTCAAGGTGTTGCAGTAAAGCTCAAAAAGCGCTGGATTGTAGAGAACTGGCGCAGTGGCTGGTTGTGGCTGTCGAACTGGTTCATTGCATTAATTGGATTTGTTCAAGTTTATGGAGTTCCAGCAGAGTTGATCCAATTGCTGCCAATGGCAACCCAACAACGTGTAACAGCTGCCTTGGCAATTTTAGCTTTCATTGGTCGTTTTATTGATCAAAACCGAGCTAAGCCTTTGCCACCAGTTGACGAGGACAATTAATGCAAATCAACCCCGCAACTGTGTTAGCTCTGGTTTCGTTTCTTTGTAACTTTGGGCTTGGTGTTTATATCTTTGTTTCAAATCGCCAAGCCGCCAAAGACAAAGAGTTGCAAGAAACTAAAGAGCGTTTGACTCAAGTAGAAGAACGCATTCGTAACATGCCTGATCACCAAGTGATCTATCAAATGTCTGGTGATATGAAAGCCTTAAAAGAGTCTGTTGCGGGGTTGAAAGAACTTATCTCCCCCTTAGCAAAGGCGGTAGATCGTGTGAATGATTACTTATTGCATAACAAGGATTAAATATGAGCTTCGCCAATCATTTAAAAGAAGACATGCGTTTGGTGGTATTGCGCCTTTTACATGAATTACCACAGTACCGTTCTAACTCGTCAGTGCTTGTTGCTGGTCTAGATCGTTACGGTCATAGCTTTAGTCGGGATCAAGTTAAGACAGAATTACACTGGCTTGCCGATCAGGGCTTAGTTGTACTTGAAGATGATCTTGGTTCTGTGTTGGTTGTTAAATTGACCGAGCGTGGAATGGATGTCGCTACTGGACGCATTTCAACACATGGTGTTAAACGTCCTTCTGCATAGGAGCAAATATGTCAAAGTCTTTTATGCATAAGTTGTCGGATGAGCAGCGCGCATTTGTAGAAAAATTACTGCGTGAAGACCGACTGACATTGAATGAAATGCTTGATGAGATTCGAGCTGAATTTCCAGCTGATTCTATTCCAAGCCGTTCTGCATTAGGTCGTGAAAAGAAAAACTGGGCTGAAGAAGCCAAAGCCATGCGCGAAATTGCAGCTGCCTCAGAAGTCTTGGTTAAAGAGTTTGGTGAAGACCCCGACGATAAAGGCGGTATTTTGTTGGCTCAAGCTGTACAGGCTATTGTGACCAAGAAAGCGCTGGATGAGCTGACCAATACAGGTGATGACCCTGAAAAGCCAAAAATGGATATTGATGCTGTTGGTGCTTTGGCTCGTGCTGCCCGTGCAGCAATGATGACCAAGGAAAAGGCAATGGATAACCGTGATGAAGTACGTCGTCAAGCACGTGAAGAGCTGCTGAAAGAACAAGATGAAAACCTCAAAAAAGCTGCTGCATCTCAAGGTATGGGTGAAGAGCAAATTCAATTTTGGCGTGAAAAAGTATTGGGTATTAAATAATGACTGCACCAAAACCTCGGCAAGATACAGTACGGGTTATTGATTGGGATGAGCTTCCTGAACGTGCCCGAAATCTGCCTAATAATCTGAACCCTTTCGAGGAAGGTGTTTTGATGAAACACCAAGTTGAATGGCTGAAGATTAAGACAGACATTAAGGCCTGTCCTAAAGGACGTCGAACTGGTATTACTTTTGCCGAAAGTTTTGATGCAGTATTTACAGCAGCCGCAAGTAAAGAAGCTGGCGGTATGAGTGTTTACTATATTGGGGATACCAAAGAAAAAGGTCTTGAGTTTATTGGCTACTGTGCAAAGTTTTCACGTGTAATTGCTGAAGCTCAGGGACAGATTGTTCAGATAGAAGAATTTCTGTTTGAAGATCAAAATGAAAAAGGTGAAACGCGCCAGATAACGGCATACCGCATCCGTTATGCCAGCGGCTTTCAGATTGTTGCCTTGTCTAGCCGTCCCGAAAATATTCGTGGTTTGCAAGGTAAAGTCGTCATTGATGAAGCTGCTTTCCACCCGAACGTTCAAGGCGTGATGGAAGCTGCAACTGCGCTTTTGATTTGGGGTGGCCGTATCTCGGTCATTAGCTCGCACAATGGCAAGAACAACCCATTCAATCAATTTGTCAAAGATATTGAAAATGGTGTGTTTGGTGAAGATGCAGCCGTGCATGTGGTGACTTTTGATGATGCTGTGGCTAATGGCTTATATGAGCGTGTGTGCTTTATGCAAGGCAAAGAAGCCACACTTGAAGGTAAGAAAAAATGGTACACCAAAATTCGTAAAGCTTATGGTAGCCGTAAGGCAGCCATGCGTGAAGAATTAGATGCAATCCCTCGTGATGGTTCATCTGTATGTTTACCGACCTTGTGGGTAGAGCGTGCGATGACAGAAGTCAGGACAGTATTACGCCTGCAATTGGGTGACGATTTTACGGAACTGACACCAGACGAACGTGACGCATATATTGATGACTGGATTCAGCGTTATTTAGAACCTGAATTGCAGAAGCTTGATAAAACTAAACAGCATTGCGCTGGGCAAGACTACGCACGACACCGAGACTTTAGTTTTATTTTGCCATTCTATATAGCTCAAGATTTACGTCGGATTGCGCCTTTTGTCATTGAGATGCATAAAGTGCCTTCACGACTTCAGCAGAAAATTCTTTGGTATATGCTTGATCGATTACCACGCTTTGGCGGAATTGCAATGGATGCTACAGGAAACGGTGAAACCATTGCTGAGAATACTGCCGAGAAATATGGCGCGCATATGGTGCATCAAATCAAATTAAGTCGAGCTTGGTATGGCTTATGGACACCTAAGCTGGTCACTGCTTTTGAAGAAGATATGATTGATTTACCAATCGATGCTGACTTGAAAAATGACTGCTCAGCAATTGAAGAAGTAGACGGCATCTACATGGTTTCAAAAGCGCGTGCCAAGGATATTAAAGATCCTGAACTTTATCGCCATGGTGATGGTGCTGTTGCGATGATTCTAGGGTGGTTTGCTAGTTTGCATCTAGCAACTGCTATTGAATTTACCCCATTGCCTTCAAAAGAGGAAATGGAGCTAAATTCCGATGATTATGATGATTGGTCTGGTTCTATTGGGTGGTTTTAGGAAATTAGAATGATGATTAAAAGTAAAAAATTGGGATCAAACTAAAATTTAGTGCTGATAACTGTTCTTGTCCACAATGTAATGACTAAATGAATAGGAACCATCTTTATCATTTTTGAAAAGTAACTTTAGTGATTGCATTTGAGTTAAATCATTTAGATCAGTGTAATTAATCAATAAATATACAACAGCATATTCATTTTCAAAATTTAAGTGAGTACTTTCAGTGATTAAATAAAAATCTCGCTGGTCTTCAAAATTATTATTAATAAATCCAAATGAAGTATCTCCAGCAGGGATTTGACCGACTAAACTATCTTCAAAACTTAAAAGAAGGAAAAGCTGCCTGCAAATTGCTCGACTATTGCTTAAAGAGAGACTTAAATTGAAAAAAAATGAATCATCTGAATTAATTATAAATCCGCTAAAACTTTTGAAATGAAAAAATGGTTGGGAAAGTAATAAAGATTGTCTTTTTTGCTCAAGTCTTTCTTGAGTATTGTTTTGGATTTCAACACTTTGTTGTTTGTAACCTAGTAAAATGAAGAAAAATGCTAATGGTGCAAATACTCCAGCCAAGAAATCACCAAATTCGTTTGAAGGAAGTGGTTTATTTTCCCCATCACTTAAATAAAAATTAACCGTGTAAAAAAAAATAATTAACAAGTAAATAAAAATTGCCCAAAAGATCCAAGTCTTAAAAAAAGGTCTTTTCAAAGGTGATTGATTTTGCACGGAAGTATTTCCCCCTGATTATCAAGTTCTAATTTTTTAATAATTTAAAACGAGGTGACGACTCTTGCGGGAACAAGAATCGCCCCCTTTGGTAAAAGTGCTACCGCAGGCTTAGCCTCGTTACTGTGCACACAGTTATTGCAGGCTATCAAAAATGAAAAAGTTTTGCAGTAGGTGAAATAATGAAAACCAAGCCAATTGTTCCTTGGATGGGTGGTAAGCGTCGTCTGGTGTCGCAACTGATTGAAAAAATGCCAGAACACCAATGTTATGTAGAATTATTTGCTGGTGGTGCAGCACTATTTTTCATGCGTGAAGAACAATCAAAAGTTGAAGTGATTAACGATTTAAATGGTGAGCTGGTGAACTTATATCGAGTTGTGCAGCATCACCTTGAAGAGTTTGTCCGTCAATTTAAATGGGCGCTGGTCAGTCGCCAGATGTTTGAATGGCTTAAATCTGCAAGTGTTGAAATGATGACTGATATTCAACGTGCGGCTCGTTTCTACTATTTGCAACACACGGCATTTGGAGCCAAGGTGTCTGGTCAAACTTTTGGTACAGCAACCACAGCTCGACCAGTGAATTTACTCCGAATCGAAGAACAATTGAGTGAAGCGCATTTGCGTCTCTCCGGAGTGACAGTTGAGCATTTAACTTGGGATGCATGTCTATTGAAGTATGACCGTCCTCATAGTTTTATGTATGCCGATCCACCGTATTGGAAATTAGCTGGCTACGGTGTAGGTTTTGGTTTGGATCAATATGAAAAAATGGCTGAGCTAATGAAGACCTGTAAAAGTAAAGTCATGCTATCGATAAATGATCATGAAGACATGCGTGCCACATTTGATGGGCTGAATATTTCAACCACAAAAATTAAATATTCAGTGGGTAATTCTGGCTCAGGTCGTGATGAAAAACAGGAACTCATCATCACCAATTACTGAAGCATGGTGTTTATAGATTTATAAATCTTTATAAACGCTCTTTACGGCATTTGTTTTGTATTTTGCTGCAATGATCCGTAAAACAGAATAAGTCGCTTAAATCGCAAATGAGCGTATGAAATTGGGCGGAAGCATTTCCGCCTGATTTTAAGCCCGCTAAAATTTCACAATGGTGCAAAATCCTCAACCTGTATTTGCATCATGGCTAAAAAAGACCGCACATCCAAAAAACAAGATCGTTCTGCACTCGAAACACATCAGACTGCTGAAGTTGCATGGCTGTCTAACCAATGGCAAGAGCACCCTGTGGTTGGGATGAATCCTCAGCGGATGCATCAATTACTGACTGAAGCTGAACAAGGCAATCTGCAAGCACAAGCAGATTTGTTCTGTGATATGGAAGAGCGTGACGGTCATATCTTCAGTGAAATGGATAAGCGCAAAAAAGGTGTGAATAAGCTCGATTGGGGTGTCAATCCACCTAAAAATGCATCTGAGCAAGAAAAGAAAATTGCTGAAGAGGTAGCCGAGTGGATTGGGGATATTCAAGACTTTGAAATGTTCTTGTTTGATGCAATGGACGGTGTCGGGCATGGTTATTCATGCCAAGAAATTGAGTGGCATCAAATGGGCAGCTTGTGGTTGCCAAAAAGCTTCCAGCATCACTTGGCGCGTAATTTCATCACACCATTTGATAAGCCTAACGAATTACGTTTAAGCGATGGCACGCCTGAAGGTGCAGAGTTTTGGGACTTTGGCTGGTTCATCCACCGTCACAAAGCCAAGTCGGGATATATTGCTAGATCAGGTTTGCACCGTGTACTTTGCTGGCCATTTTTATTCAAGCACTATGCTGTGCGTGATGTGATGCAGTTTCTTGAAATTTATGGTCTGCCAATCCGTGTAGGTAAATATCCATCCGGTGCAACCAATGAAGAAAAAATGACATTGCTACGTGCTGTGATGTCCATCGGGCGAAATGCCGGAGGCGTTATCCCAAATGGTATGAGCATTGATTTTGAGACAGCGGCAACTGGTGATACTGACAACCACATGGCCATGATCAAGTGGTGTGAGCAAACCCAGTCTAAGGCTATTGTCGGTGGTACTTTGCTATCTCAAGCTGATGGTAAAACAAGTACAAATGCTCAAAGCCAAACCCATGAAATTCAGTTTGATCGTCTAGTTGAGTCTGATGCAAAACAACTTGCACGCTCTATCAATGACTGCATTGTCAGTTATTTGATGCGTTTGAACTACCCAAACATTACATCTGATCGTTATCCAAACTTTTACTTTGATACCAGCGATGTTGAAGACATGGAGGTCTTTGGTAATTCGCTTGAGAAGCTTGTTGCTGTTGGTATGAAAATACCTTTGTCATGGGCACATGAAAAGCTTGGCATTCCTCAGCCTGCGGATGATGATGAGCCAGTCTTGGGTATTCAGAAAGAATCAACTGTACCGAATTTGGCAATGAATACATTCCAGCCAAATTTATTGAACAGTCTGATTGCTGCCAATTCTGCCCAGTTGCCGATTGAGGAACAGGCATTGCAGTTGTTATTGAAAGATCAAACTGAATCTGCACAAACCACAGTTGAGGATTGGACAAAGCAATTGCTGGCAAAGATTAATGCAGGCAATGAAGAGGAAATTTTGGCACTTCTTCAAGATGTGTACCCGATGGATGATGAACCGGCTTTGCAGGAAAAATTAACCAGATTGATTTTTGCTAGTGAGGTTTTGGGACGTTTAAGCGTTGAATCGGAGCAAAGCTAATGCCAGTCGCTCAACGTCCAGAGTTGAATGCGTTATTCAATCTCCCCCCAAATGATGCAATCGATTACTTGAAATCAAAGGGTTTTAAGATTGGCTGGGATTGGCATGAAACCTTAGATGATGCCCATAGTCGTGCATTTACGGTGGCAAAGGTTGCACGTATTGATCTGTTGCAAGATATCCGTAGCTCATTGGTCACGGCAATGGAAAAAGGTCAAACGCTGGAGCAATGGAAAGCCAGTATTACACCGACACTGCAAGCTAAAGGTTGGTGGGGAAAGAAAACTGTTATCAATCCCGAAGGCCGTGAACAAGAAGTTCAGCTTGGCAGTCCACGACGCTTACGCACGATTTATGATACCAATATGCAATCCGCATTTGCAGCTGGGCGTTATAAAGCCATGATGGCTGGTAGTGAAACCCGTCCATACTGGGAATGGCGGCACATCACAATCAGTAATCCTCGTAAACAACATGTGACATTGAACGGAAGATTATTCCGTTTTGATGATCCATTTTGGAATGTGGCCTATCCGCCTGCTGAGTGGGGTTGTAAATGCCGGGTAATTGCCCGATCTGCACGTGAAGTTGAAGGCAAAGAGATTTTGTCTAGTGATGGCTATGCATCAACAATTTATGAACGTGTTAGCACAGATCGTAATACTGGTGCTGATGTCATTGTTAAGCGTACACAGTTTGATATACCAACCAAAGACGGCAACCTATCATTTGCTCCGGCTGCTGGGTTCAATGGTTCGCCAGCCTCTAGCTATTTGATGAATGATGTAATGGTACGTCGTGCAACTGATTTAATGGGTGAAACCAAGGGTTTGCAACAGGCACAGCAGTTAATTACAAATCAGAATCTTTCCAAAGTTCATGAGAGTTTTGTGAAAAATGCTTTAAGCCTTTCAAAACCGAAAAAGCAGTTTAGCCCTATTGGTGTGCTTCAATCTGATTCAGTTCGGTTTTTATCTGCACAGGGTCAATCACTTGAATCTAAAATGGTTTGGATGCGTGATGATGTGATTGTGAATCAAAAATACACTGATATTTCAGTGTCTGATTTGACTGCATTGCCTGATTTAATCTCAAAGGTAAAGCAAAAACTTTGGGATAAACAAACCCATACTCTATTTTATTTATTACCAGACGATGTGGTTGTTGAATTCAAAGTAGAGACAGGTCATTTACAAGTTTCGCGTGTTTTTAAAGGCATGCCTCCCAATGATTTTGAGGAGATTAAATGAGCTTTATGCAAATCAACGATAGCGCCTTGATTGATCGTATGTCTCAGGTTACTGATCGTATGTCAGATACAACGCCATTGGCAGCGGCTATAGCATTGAGCCTAGATACTGTTACTCAAGATAATTTTGATAATGGTGGTCGTCCGACTTGGGCTGGTCTGAAAGATGGTGGTGCATCACATTTGTATCAATCAGGAAATTTGCGACGTAGTATCACAACGCAACATACTCGTGATCAAGCAATCATCGGTACCAATGTGCCGTATGCCGCCATTTTGCATTGGGGTGGTCAAACGCGACCACATGTAATCCGCCCTAGAAATAAACAGGCATTGTCATTCAATGGTTTGGTGTTTACGCAAGTTAATCACCCGGGAAGCAAGTTCCCAGCACGGCCTTATTTACCGATGGATGAACGTGGTTTCTTACAGCGTGAAGCTGAGGATGCTATTTTTGATGATGTGGATTTTTACTGGCACAAAAGCTTTGGCTAAAAATAATTAAAACTGGGCGGAAACATTTCCGCCTGATATTTCCTTTCCTCAAATCTTAATCTCATAACATCTTTTAAAAAGTAGATGTTATGCCTAAACCAATTCTTGTCGCTTCATGCTCATTTGACTTGAGCGTGACATCAAACCACCTTGTTCTTGTTCCTGAAGGTACATTTTCTGGTGTTGATGGACGTCCGTTTGATGCACCGCACTGGGTACTTACTCCGGAGCGTGGTCAGCAAATTGTTGCTTCATTGAATCAGCGTCAAGTGGATATGGTCATTGATTATGAACATGCCACTTTAAAGTCACAAGAAACTGGTGAACCAGCTCCAGCATCAGGATGGTTGAAGGCAGCATCTTTTTCATACATCAAGGGAGTTGGCATATGTAGTACTAATTTTAAATGGCTCGATAAGGCTAAAGAACATATCGAGAAGGAAGAATATAAGTATTTATCACCCGTTCTTTTTTATACCAAAAATACTGGTGAAGTCGTTGGGCTTCATAGTGTCGCATTAACCAACACCCCAAACCTAGACAATCTGCCCGAGGCTCAACTTGCTGCCTTGGCACAGGATTACTTTACCCAAAATTTACCACAGGAATCTGAAATGGACGAGTTATTAGAAACTCTGCGCTGGATGTTAAATCTGCCACTGTCTGCAACAGCAGAGGAAATTTTGGCAGAACTTAACAAGCTGTCAGCGAAAATTCAAGACCAAACAGGTGTGGCAGTTGCTGCAAATGCTCAGAACCTTTTTGATGCCATAGCTGCAATTGAACAGATCAAAGTAGCTGCAAACAGCCAAGCTACAGTTGATATGACTCAATTTGTTCCAATGGCTGTATATCAAGAAGCTGTGAACAAAGCTGGTACTGCTGAAGCAGCTCAAAAAGCCAAAGAAATCGATGACCTGATTGTGGCTGCATGTAGTGATGGTCGTTTGACTGGTCAAGCAACAATCGACTGGATTAAAGATCAGGCAACAACTAATCCTGACTTTGTGAAATCTCACATTGAAAGTTTGCCAAAAATTGCAGCTTTGAGTCAGCGTCAAACTGAGCAAGTGCAATTAGCCGCTAACCATCAACAGCAACAGAAACCTGTTGTGGATGATATTACCGTCAGTATCGCTACACAGTTGGGTGTTGATCCAACAACTTTAGGAGCTAATCCATGACAGCAACTCAAACTGGAATCGTCACAGAAATGCGTGATGGTGAATTAATGCCTGTTCCATTGAAAGCAAGCGCGATTGTTCTAGTCGGTACATTTGCTTTGGTAGATGCCACAGGATTTGCAATCGCTTCAGAAACGGCAATTGCTGCAACTCAAAAGGTTGTTGGTGTTTGGGATAACTCAGCTGACAACACAGATGGTGCTGATGGCGATGTTCTCGCATGTGCTCGTCGTAAAAAACAATTTTTGTTCCAGAACTCATCAACTGATGCTGTAACCCAAGCTGAATTTGGTGAAGAGGTTTTTGTGGAAGACAACCAGACAGTAGCAAAAACCACAGGTGCTGGTCTTCCAGTTGCAGGCAAATTTATGGGCTTTGATACGCAATATCCTGACTGCGTATGGGTGGAGATTTATTAATGATTATTACTGAACAAAATGGTGCACGTGTTCTTACAGCTTTAAGCACAAGCCTCAAGCAAGTTTTTAAAACAGCTTTTGATGCTGCTCCAAGCAACTATGCAAAAGTAGCAATGGAAGTCCCAAGTACTGGTGCTTCTAATACTTATGCGTGGACAGATCGCTTTCCAGCTTTGCGTAAATGGATTGGTGATAAAGCGGTTAAAAAATTAACTGGTCACGCTTACATTCTGGTCAATGAAGATTATGAAGCTACTGTTGAAGTAGATCGTAATGATATTGAAGATGATAACTTGGGTATGTATACCATCGAAACCCAAGCTGCTGCACAGTCTTCTAAAGAATGGCCTGATGATCTTGTCTTCAGTGTTCTTACAAAAGGTTTTGAAGAAAAGTGCTATGACGATAAGCCTTTTTATTCAACTGATCATAAAGTTGGTGAAGGTAAAAATGCCAAGGTCTTTTCTAACAAATTGACCAAAGCATTAAGTGTTTCGTCATTGGCAGCTGCTCAAGCAAGTCTTGGTGCTGCAATCACGATGATGCAAGAGCTGAAAGACTCTGAAGGTAAGCCTCTTAACTTAAAGGCAAATCTTTTGGTTGTGCCTCCGGCATTGCGTGAAACAGCAAATACCTTGGTTACTACAGATCGTTTAGAAGATGGTAAGCCAAACCCATATAAGGGTGAGCTTGAAGTTTTAGTATGCCCGTGGCTTGAAACTAAAACTGAATGGCACCTTTTAGATGCATCCCGTCCAGTAAAACCAATCGTTTACCAACCACGTAAAAAGCCGAATTTTGTTGCTCAGTTCGATATGAACAGTGACAGCGTCTTTATGCGTAAAAAGTATCGTTATGGTGTTGAAGCTCGCGGTGTTGCTGGTTTCGGCCTGTGGCAAATGGCTGTCGGTTCTACTGGTACTCAGGCATAAGGTGAACTGACATGTATGCAACGGCAGATGCGATGATCAAAAAGTTCGGTGAGCATGAGTTAATTCAGCTCACTGACAATGTTGAGCCATATCAAGATGCAATCAATTACGACAAGCTGAATGCTGCATTGCAAGAAGCTAACTCGGAAATTGAAGGTTATCTTGTGGGTCGTTATAAGCTGCCGTTGCAAACAGTACCTCCATTTCTTGAAAGCATTGCTTGCCACATGGCTCGGTATCATGCCTGCACAGGTGCAATGTCTGATAACGATCCAATCCAAACTCGTTATGACAATGCAATCAAGACCTTAAAAGAAATTGCAAAAGGTAACGTCAGCTTGGGTAATGCTCCAGCTGGCGAAGCTGAACCTGTAAAGACTTCATCCAACAATGTGTTGTTTCAAGTTGGGCGGCATGATTTTGGAGGTAATAACTGGTGAGTCTAAATCTTGCTGTTGTTGAACAAGGCATTAAAGATGTCTTGGCTAAACAAGTTACTGACAAAAAATGGACTTGGGTTCGAGAAATCAAAACCTATGGTGGAGAGTTTGATGGGGATCTACCCACTGTAATCAAAACATTTCCAGCTATTTGGGTTGTTTTTGATGGTTCAGGTACGCCGAAGATGAGCAGTTATAACAAGACTGTGTATCCACTGAAATTTGTTGTTTTAGTTGGTTCGCGTTCAGTCCGTAATGAAGAAGCTCGTCGTCAAGGTGCTGGTGGTGACATCGGTACTTACAACATGCTTGATTTGGTTCAACGTCTACTGATTGGTAATGATTTGTCTTCAGCTGGTGTGATTGGTCTTGCACCACTTGAGCTTGGTCGGACTAAAACCATTTTCAACACCAAGACACGTGAGCAGTCAATTAGTGTGCTTGCTCAAGAATTTACCACCCAATACACCATTACTGCTTCAGATCGTGACCGTGAAGAGGCTGATGAATCTATCGGTGAAATCCACCGTATCAATGTCGATTATTGCTTCAAGCCGGGTGATGACGTTACTGACGCATCTGATCTGGTTGAACTGAAGGAAAATGAATAATGAGTATTCCTGCTGGTATTAAAACACCCGGCGTTTATACAGACGTCAATATCAATACACTACGCACAGGGCTTCCAGCCAATCAGCAAAAAGTTCTTTTTGTGACGCTAGATGTTTTGTCCGGGCAATTCACTCCAGTTGATGTTTATGACACTGCTGGCGCAAATGCTGTATTTGGTGCGGAGTCACAAGCTGGTCGCATGATTACAGCTGCGGTTAAGACTAATCGTCTTGTCAATGCTCAGGCTGTGGCTTTAGCAGCTGAAGGCGTACAAACACAAGCTGCTCTTCAGACCCAAAGTGGTGACCCACTTTTAACTGAAAGCGGTGTTTTAATTGAGCCTTGAGGTATTAATTGATGGCTACACAAGTCGTAATTGAAGTTCCGGGCGTCCCAATTAGTGACCTTGAACCAACTTCAAGTGTTTCTTCTAATGATGTGATGCCTGTTGTACAAGAAGGTGAAACCAAAAAAGCACCGTTACAACAAGTTGCTGATTTGGTTAAGTCTGGTCTGGGTACTGCTGCATTAAAGAATGAGTCTGATTTTGCAACACCTCAGACTGTTTTATCTGTAGCTCAAGCTAGTCAGTCACGGGATGATGCACAAAATGAGCGTATTGATAATGTTGAATTTTCAGTGACTACGATTGCGAATGGTACTGATGCTTCATTCAATACTTATGCAGAGATGATTGCATATACACCACCACAAGCGAATGTTTCTGTACGTGTTAATGCAGACCCTGATACTGAAAAAAATGGAACATATACTTGGAATGGCAGTACATATACAAAAGGTTTTGATCTAAAAGTGGCTGTTATTCAAGAAGCTGAAGAATTTATTTTGAATAATAAAATCGATGCGTCATTGGTATATGAAGAATTAAAAGGATTCGCACTTTTTTCTGATAGTCATTTAGTTGCCTCACCAGTAATTTCAACTTTTTTTATTGAAGTCCAAGCTGGTGACATCTTAACTGTCCAGTCAGCATTGGGTGACAGTAATACAGGAAGCAAAATTGACTATGCATTTCAGCTAGATACTAATCGAAAAATGAAGTCTGTATTGTTTTCATATATATCGACTGGCTTAAATGTAATGCAAACATATTCTGTGACCGCGCAAGAGAAAGGATTTATCGCATTACGTGTCAGAACTGGAGATCCAAGTTTTAGTTATGATATTTCAAAGCAGGAAAATATCTTTGTAACGCCAACATTGCTCAAATCTGAAAAGAATGCGAACCTCGGTATCGTAGAACATGTTTCATCATTGCCGATTTATCAAAAGCAAGATTTCAGTAATAGTCAATATGAAATCGGATATGTGATTAATATTGATGGTACAAAAACAAATACATCAGATACGACGTGGAGAAATTATTATATTGATGTAAAACAAGGTGATGTTGTAGAGGTGTTCGCAACAACTGGCGATGGTACAACAAACTTAGATATGTCTTTTGTAGCACAACTGAGCAAAGAAAAGACCTTCTTAAATAATTTAAAATCATTTAAGACCACAGGTTATGCTTATAACATTGCTTCAGCTACAGTTTTCGCTGAAAAAGAAGGTTATATTTATATTCGTGCAAGAGTCGGTACAAAACCTAAAATCCTAAGAACTCGTGCTAACTTCATGCAACGTTCTGATTTTGGTTCGATGCTTGAAGAAAACATTGTAACTACGACTGATCTCACAAATTACCCATATTTTGATACTAATTATATCTATGATGTCGGTGGTATTAAAACCAGTGTGCCTATTGAATCTGGCTGGCGAAGTTACTTCTTTGAATGTGATAAGGGAGATATTTTTACATATAATGGCAGAGTCGGTTCAGGCACTGTTGGTCAACAGATGCTCTATATTGCACAGTTTGACAGTGAGAAGAATTATCTTGGAACATTAGCTACCTATATTTCAACGGGAAATAATTCTGCAATAGCAAATCTTGTAGGAACAGCAACACAGTCTGGTTTTGTGTATGTCCGTGCACGTACAATGACCGCTGAAAATCCAGCTTATACAATCTTTAAATCATCCAAAAATTTTGCTTCAAATTCTGATGTATCCAAGGCATTAACAAAAGTTTCTGCTATTGATATGAAGTTAAATCAGACTATTGGAATCATTAATGACACTGTTCAACTAAAAATTGAAGAAGCATTAGACGGTAATATCGATCAAAAGATCAATGATATTGCAACTGAGAAAGTCACTGAAATTGCAGCAAGCACGATTGAGTCTAATGTTGCTGAAGCAATTGCTAATAGTGATGTTTCAAACATTACAAAAGTCGATGTACAGCTTGAAAAATTACCAGTCTCGACATCGAATGACCATGGTTACAACTTTGCCCCGTTTACTCAAAATAATGTAGTTACTTTTGATGATTATCAATACGTTATTGTTATAGATAAGAATAGAAACCCTATTATTTTGCAACGTTATAAGTTTGGTGCATGGACTACTTTTGATCTATCAACAGTTGAAGGAAATCCATTCTCTGCACCCAATGTTGGTGATGGACATAACAATTTCGGCCTTACCGTGACAAAAAATGGTTTTATTTTAATTACTGGTAATCATCACAACAATGTATGTCGCTGTGTAATTAGCAATAATCCGCATGATATTTCTGGATGGCAACGAATTTATTATACAGATTCAACTGTTGTCACATATCCGCGATTTGTTCGTTATCCTGATGGTACAACGCAGGCTTTTTGGCGTGAAGGCCAATCAGGTGATGGTGCTTTTTTTGCATCAATTTTTGATGATGTGAATAAAGTTTTTAATGTAAAGGTCAAACTCATAGATCAGGCGAGTACAGTTGTATCCAATCCATATGAACAACGTGTTGGAATTGCTTCAGATGGGTCACTGCATCTTTGCTGGGGATACCGTACGCAAGCATCATCAGCGAATACTAATTTTGGTATGTTTTACGCAAAATCTTCAGATAAGGGATTGACATGGACAAGCGCAAGTGGCGCAAATTCGTATGCTTTACCACTGAATGATGTCCGTTCTGAACTAATCTTCAATGCACCGGCGGGTTCAGGCTTTGTAAATCAAAATGGTGGTTGTTGTGATTTAAGCTCCCACTATCACACTGTTATTACGCAATATGATGGTAATGACAAAACTCAGATTTGTCATATCTGGTTCGACGGATCGACATGGAAAAGTGAGTTAGTAAGTGACTTTACTTTTAAGTATGACCTGTCAGGACCATTAACTACAAATCAACTATCTCGTCCACTAATTGCGGTAACACAGTTTGGGAAAATCTTTGTTCTATACCGAACTTCACATATGAATCGTCAAAATCACATTCGTTGTATTGATGTCTCAACACCAAATGCTCCTATTGATTTCTGTCTCACAAAATTCAATATGAATTTACTTGAACTAAGCTTGAACACTGACTATGCAATAAATAGTAATGAGTTGGTATTCCTATTAAGTCGAGGTGCAGGTGATGTTGAAAATGCACTCTGGAAAAACCAAAGCACTTACTTGCTTACCGCACCTTTAATGATTTAAAAGATAGGTATTAATCATGGCTCTTCAAGATACTCTCGATACAATCAAACCACTCGGTCACACCATCATTGCAGTATCAGTACCTCCAGCAGCTGGTGCAGACACGACTGCATGGATCGACCACTTAACTTCTGTCAGCGATTCAATTGAACAACGTCCAGCGATTCTCGTTGTACCGTTCTCTGATATCGTTGCTGCTGAAACCTTTGCTGACCAAGCCCCGGTAAAAACCAGTTACCGCGTCGTTGTTGTTTGCTACAACGGTGCAACAGGCCAAGAACCGGAGCTTGCAGCTGCAATGGCTGCTGCATTAGCAGATTCAAATGACCCGGCATTGCCGTTCAATGGTGTCAATCTAGGCGGTATTAAACCCGTTGCTGATGAGTTCAAGCTCACGTTTGAACGCATGGAAGCAGCGATGAATAAGGGTGTATGTATGATTAATACAGGTGCAGATGGTAAACCTGAAATTGTACGTGCCATTTCAACATATCGTATGAACCCTGACTCTGGTGAAGCAGATGACCTGATGCTTGATATCAATGGCGTATTAGTTGTTGACTATACACGCAAAGTTATTCGTCAAGACTTGATGAAAGAACGTCGTCGTAAAAACACAGCTGCTCAACGTCGCAATATCAAGTCCATTATTTTGACTCGTGCGATTCAACTGGATAAGGCTGAGATTTTGCAAAATGTACGTGAGACTGCTGATCAGATTACAGTGATTGAAGATACAACTGATCGTTATCGCGTCAATGTGAAAGTTCCTACTGATTGGGTGCGTGGTATGCACGTGATTGGTACGACACTTGATGTCTACTGATTATCTTAATTAGGACATAAAAGACCGCTTATTGCGGTCTTTTTTATTATTGGGCGGAAACATTTCCGCCTGATTTTATTTTCATAGTCATTGGACAATGAGCCATCTTTGAAAGAGGTTTGCAAAATGGCTGAGAAAGCTGTTGGTTTTATTATCCTGAGTGTGAATGGTCAAGAATATGACTGCGCCACACTTAATCCCACTAAAAATACCGGTAACCGTCCAATACCAACTATGAACCGTACTGGTGAGGTTAAATATACCGCAAAAGGTATTAAAACTTATGCTGTATCTGTGGCTGTGGTTGTTCCAGATGCTAAGGATACTGTGGATTGGCTTGCGATTGATGATGCTCGACTCAGTATCGAATCAGAAACAGGTAATTTCCGTGAAACGTATATCGACTTTAACGTACAAACCATTTCCGATACGTATGACGTGAATGGTGAAACACGTCGAAATCTTGATGGTTTTGCGCTTTCTTATATCAATGAAACTATTTAAGGATAAAAAATGGAACAAATTCAAGTAGAAGGTACATTACCTGTAGCACTTAAAAAATTAGTCGGTCAAACGGATATCAAAAGTCGAAAAGTTGTGATGCGTCAAATGACAGCAATTGAATATTTGCAGGCTCAAGCATCAACTGAAATCGGTCAATTCGTTGGTATTGCTGACTTAGCTGCTATGACGAAACTTATTGATGCTGAAGGTAATGAGCATGATATTAGTTATGACATGCTTGGGCATTCATCACGAGCAAATCTGAATTATTTAACAGACTTACGTGCAACTCTTGATGCAAAGGAAGCAGCCGAGAGTTCATTGCCCGAGCAAGAATCATCAGAAGCTTGATGCTATTCGGTGTGCCTTATGGTCAAGCAGCAGATATGCCGCTTGATCTTGCTGTTGCACTACTCAATGATGAGCGGCTTGATAATACTCATCAAAGACCACCAAAAAGTAACTCTCCGCAACCACCAACGCCTCCAGCTCCGGCATCTAAAGATGAAGGTACAACTTTTGTTGCAATGGGTCGAAAACATTCAAAACCAAAGGGATAGAAAATGAGCGGAAATTCTACCGTTTCTCTTACGTTGCAGATCAAAGGCCAACAAGCTGCTTCAGAGATGAAACGCATCTCCGATCAGCAAATTCAAGCCACAACTAAAATCAATACGCAATGGACGCAGATCGGTTCTGCTCAGGCAAAATTCGTCAATACTGCAAGAGCTGGTACACGGGAAACTATAAATACTGCCCGTGCTGGGGATCAGTTGTTGCGTACAAACCGTATGCTTGAAGGTGTGTTGCGTCAACAGTCAATACAAACCAAGCTGCAAAGTCAGCTATTAAAACAACAGGTTGGTTCAGCTCAACAATTGGCAAACTGGGCAAAACAGGTTGAACAATCTAGCAAACGTACACATCAATCAACTCAACAGACTGTGTCACTTTGGCAGAAAGGCACAGCATTGGGTGGCGGTGCTATTGCTGGTGGTGCTGTTCTCTCAAATGCAATGCAAAAGCCCCGTGATTATGATCAACAACTGACTTACATTGCTGCCACAGCGACAGGTGGCAAAGGTATGAGTCCAACAGCCCGTCTAGCCGCTCGTAGTCAACTGAATGAATATATTAAAGCTGCTGTTCGTGGTGGTGGTGGTACACGTGAAGATGCTGCTGAAGCTGCAAATGCGTTGATCGCCTCAGGTAAATATGAACTTAATAATGTGGCTCCAGCTTTAAATACAGCAACAAAAACAGCTTTTGCCACAGGTGCAACAGCAACAGATGCAGCTGCTTTGACTGTTCGTATGCAAGACTTCGGTATCACTGATTTGCAACGCGGTCATGATATTGCAGTACGTGGAGGTCAACTTGGGAGTTTTGAGTATAAAGACCAAGCGAAATGGTTGGCACAACAAATGGCAGCTGCTCGTGCAGTCGGCTATAGTGGTGAAAAAGGTTTTGTTGAACTAGTAGCAATGAACCAAGTCGCAATGAAAACTGCTGGTACAACAGATGAGGCTGGCAATAACGTTGTGAATTTACTTGCTAAATTATCCAGTGCTGAATTTAGCAAATCTATTGCAGATGCAGTAAAAGTACAGGCTGGAGACCCGACAAAATCTAATGGTAAGAAAAAAGCATCTCAAGTCTTTGACTGGAGCACCTACGCTATTCAACAGCGGGATCAGGGTGTATATGGTGTTGAGGCATTTGTAAAATTACTAGAACGTCAACTCTCAGGAAATGCTCAATATAAGAAGCTTCAATCTCAGGCCAAATCTTCTGATTCCGCAACGCGTTCTGCTGCTTTAAATGATATGAGCAACATCGCAATGGGTTCGGAGATTGGTAACATCATTGCGGATCGTCAAGCACTCATGGCTGCATTGAGTGTTGTATATAATAAAGACACTCTAAAAGATTTACGTACACAGCTTCCAAATGCGTCAGGCACTGTAGCTGCCGACTCTGCGATGGTTCGCCAAACTGAGTGGGCAAAAGATCAGGCAATGAATCAGGAAAAATTGTTTGCTCAGTCTAAAGCCTATGATGCTGTTTCAGAGTCATTGGGTAATGCAAAAGAGAAAATTACAGATTGGGCTTCAAATAATGAAAAATTAGCCGCAAGTGCGTATGCTGCATCAATTGCATTAGGTGCTGTTGCTGTAGGAGCTGGAGCAGCTACGATACTTGGTGGCAAAGGTGGTGTTGCTGGCAAAGCTGGAACCGCTGTGGCATCACGGGCAATACCTTACCTCCAAAAAGCTGCTGTTCCGCTTACTGTTGCAGCTGGAGCATATAATTTATATGACACCGCAACAGATGAAACATTAACCAAAGCACAAAAGCAGACACAGTCCTCCGCCATTGTTGGCGGAACTGGTGGTGCTGTAGCTGGTGGTTATGCAGGTGCAGCTATTGGTTCAGCTATTTTCCCCGGTATTGGAACAGCAGTCGGTGGAATTATTGGTGGTGGCCTTGGATATCTATTAGGTGAAAAAGGTGGCCAGGAGCTTGGAGAATATTTTTCTGAACAAACCAGTATCTCAGGCGAACAAAAAACGTTGATGGAGCAGCATGCACAGCAAAATGAGAGAATAATCCAAGGTTTACAAGATGTGAAAAATGCTGTAGCAAATAATAAACCTATATTTGGTGGTGGTTCATTACTTGATGCAATATCACATAATGCCGCAGTTGAAGAAAAACGCCATGGTGCCCCCAATGTGCCTTTTTATTTGCAACGTAGATAAACTGGGCGGAAACGTTTCCGCCTGATATAAATCGGCTATATTTCCCATCATAACCTCACAATAGTGAGGTTTTTTTATGGGCTGGGATACAGATTTACAAGATGCAAGTTTCCGTGGTGTGCAGTTTGAATGCACATCTACTAGTGATGCTGTGGCTAAAGTTTTGGCTATGCACCAAGCTCCATATTCAAACGATGCTGAAATTGAAGATATGGGTAATGACCCACGTAAAATTTCAATTCAAGCGGTTTATACCGGGTCTGATTATTTAACTTGGGTCAATGCCCTAGAAGCTGCATTGATTGCTACTGGATCTGGGGAGCTGATCCATCCCATTTTTGGTGTTCAACAAGTCCACGTCTCAACGTATAGCATCAATCATGATGCTGAAAACCCTGACTTTTGCAGTATTTCTGTTGAGTTTGTTAAGGCCAAAGCTGAAAAGCGTGAGCTATTTGTACCTGTTTCCGTACCTGAAAAAATTGCAACAACGAAGATTATTGATGCTCCTGCTTCGGCATTAGAAAGCGCGTTAGATAAACTCAAAATTGCTGATAGCGATAAGTTATTTAATACAGTCAATACAATCCGCAATGGTATCGATCAAGCCCGGACATATTTAGGTGTTGCCAAGCAAACCATTGAAAATGTTTTGGCTCCTGCGGATTGGATTGTTGGGCTAGTTGATGATGTCACCAAACTTGTAACCTTTGATACTAATATTTCCGCGCTATCGAAATGGCGTGATGTAGTACATCGTGTTGAGCGTTTTGAAAACCTTTTTCAAAATGATGACGACTCTCCTGAATTACAACGCGTATGGCGTTCAACACAAGTTGCAAGCCAAGTTGCTATTGCTCAGCAAGTTATCTCAACAACACGCTCTGAATCTGCAAACAATCAACAAATCAGCTTTTCACCAGTTGATTTGGCTTTAGTACGTAAAAAGACACGTGAAGTACTACAGCAAGCAATTCGTGATGAGCGTGCCATTAATACATTTGAAAGTATTACGCAAATTCAGGTCTACAAGGAGGTTGCTGCACAAATTCAGGATCAAATCCAAGAACTCATTGAGACACGTCCACCGCTTACAAAAACACAAGTTCCTGTGCCTTGCACCTTACATTGGTTGGCTCATCACCTTTATGAAGATATGAGCCGTGCCGATGAAATTCGACGCTTAAACCCTGATTTGATTAATCCTGCGGCATTGCAGGTCGGAATGGAGCTAACGGTCTATGCAAGATAATCAGGGTAATGAAATCCGCCTAGTCATTGCTGGCTTAGAAGCCACAGGCTGGGATCAAGTTGAAGTTGACAGTCAGATTGATACGCCTGCTGAGAACTGGAGCTTTACGTTATTTAAAAAAGGTGGACAAGCACTAAGCCCGGATATTGAAGGCGGTGCTAAGGTTCAAGTTTACTATGCAAATCAGCTTATTTTGACCTCTGTTGCCGACAGAGTTTCAGAAGCTATAAACCGTGATGGATACGGTTTGCAGATTTCTGGGCGTGACCTTGTTGGGCAATTGATTGCTTGCTCAGTGCCTATTTTTAATGGTCGTCAAATTACATTAGAAGAATTGGTCGGACGCTATATCTTAAATGGCGATTTAGGCTCACTGTTTCATGATGTTCGTATTCAAAACAATGCATGGCTGAAGAATAAAGTCTCAGTTGAGCCGGGTGAATCTCTTTGGGACTCATTGACAAAGGCAGCACAGATCACAGGTCAACATGTTTGGCTTGATCCGGACGGCACATTGCAAATCGGTGACCCTTTTGTCAATCCATATCAGGTGCAGACCCCATTGCGCTTGATGCTCCCATTGGACAACAGCAACAACGTCATGAGTGCTCAGTATGACAATGATGTGTCTAACGTCTTTAGCCATATCAAAGTCTTGAGCCAAGACGGTAAAGCCACATCAATTTTGTCTGAAACAACAGCTCAAACGCAGTATGACTATAACCGACTGAAAATCGTGACTTTGGGTGATGTTGAAACTGAAGCTGAAGCCAATGCTGCATTAGAAAAAATCAAAAAAGACAATGACCTTGAAGCCTATACGCTTATTGCAACCGTTTCAGGCTGGATGATCGATGGAAAACTCTGGTCAACAGGCTGGTACATCAATTTAGAAACCAATGCCTTATCAAGAGCGACAGCAAAATGGGCTGTGTATGGTCGCACGTTTCAACTTGATCGTAAGAATGGGAAAACCACAAAACTTCTTCTGAAACGTCAGGGTGACTGGGCAAATCCATTGGTGCTGAAGGAGAAAAAATCATGATGAAATCTGTAGCAGCTCAAGTAAATAAAGGTCTTGGGCAAATCCGAAATTCATTTCTCGCCCTGGTCGCACGTGGTGGTTCAAAAGACCTGCAATTAAAAGGTTTTGCTGATGAAACGCTGCAAGAAATTGAACTTATTCAGCACGTCGGCTTTAGCTCTCATATTCCTGAAAATGCCCGTGTTGTTGTAATTCCTTTGCATGGCAAAACCTCACGTTCAATTGTGGTTGCAACGACTGGTGGAGCTGTTGTTGTCAACGTTGGTAAAGGTGAAACATGCGTTTACGACCAATTTGGACACAGCCTTTTGCTTAAAGAAGACGGTACGCATATCACCAGTGGCGATCTTTTTGTTGATGAAGGCAATTTACATGTGAATGGCGCTGTCTTTGATAAGAAAGGCTCAATGCAGGAAATGCGTGACATTTATAACCAACACAAAAATGGCAATAGCCCAACTCCAATTCCGCAAATGTAGGTGAATCATGGCGAATATTAATTTAGAAACGAAAGATTATGTGCTGATGAGCCTTGATACAGCATTCAGTAAAGATGAAGTACAAGCCGTTTGCCAACGTTTGAATATTCATCGTGGTAAGTATTGGGCTAATTCAAAGATAGGCAGCCGCTTCTACACATTACGACGTTCAAAAGGCGTGCCTCGAATGGTTCAGATCGTAAAACAGTATGCTGAAGAAGCATTAGAAGACTTAGTGCCAAATCGTTTGGCATCAATTTTGGTAAATGCCGTGCAAACTGCTCAAAGCCGAGTTGATCTAAATATTGATGTTGTACAGCTTTCTGGCCAGAAACAAACAATTCAATATTTTGTTCCGGTTGGAGGCTAATACATGGCTTATCCAATCAAAACATTTAACCAGCTGCGTTCTGACATCATTCAGGAAGTCCGTAATTTAACTGGTTTAACCATTGAAGATGATTCAGATGCTGCTATTCGTGCAGATGGTGAGGCTTCAGTTGTTGAAGGTCTTTATCACCATCAAACTTATATTCAAAAACAGCTTTTCGTCGCTACAGCAGATGAACCTTTCCTTTATATACATGCTGAGCGTTTACAGTGTCCACGCTTAGCTGGCTCAAAAGCATCTAGTCGAGTCAAAGCGATTTCAAATACTGCTGTCACTATTCCGGCAGGCAGCAAAATCACAGATGGTAAAGGTCATTACTGGCTGACTATTTATACAGAGCAGCTTTCAGCAAATAAAAACAAAGAAATCCAAGTCATTGCTGAGTTTGATGGTATTGCTTGGAATTTTGATGGTCAGCAATTGCTTTGGGTTAGTCCTCTTCCGGGTGTTGCTGCACAAGTTGATGTTATTGAAATATCTGCTGGTGTAGACATTGAAGATGTTGAAGCTTGGCGTCAACGAATGAAGGAAAAGGAAGCTTTAGGGCTTGTCCGTGATCGTGAAGCAGATGTTAAACGTATTGTGAAAGACGTTCCGGGTGTTGCCGATGCTTTTGTGTTTCCAAAACGTCGTGGCCTTGGTTCATTAGATGTAGCAATCACGGCAGCTGGTAATCCACCCAACTCACCAAGCACAGCACTATTAGCTTTAGTTCAGACCACTCTTGATGAATATTCAGGCTTTTGGGGTGATGTAAGAGCCTATTCACCTACAAAAGAATATTTGAATATCACCGCTGTGGTCACAGGTACTGCAAATCAAACAGATATTGAACAAGTCATTCGTGATTATGTTGGTTTGTTGGAGCCGGGTGAAACTTTTGTTGCATCTACAGTTGTTAGCCAAATTAGAGCATTGCCGGGTGTAACAGATGTTCAGCTTACACCAGCAGTAAATCAAACACCGACTTTAACTGTATTTATTACTGGTTGGCTCCGGATCGGCACATTAACGGTGACACTGCTATGACATTTGAACAAACTGTAGAGCTTTATGCAGCAGTACTTCGTCAGTTGCTACCCGTCGGTGGTTATGACATGTCACCAAATACGAATATTGCAGATGATATCTATGCCCATGCAAAAGTGTTGGCACAGGCTGATGTTGATGCAAAACGTATTTTGGTCACGTTGGAGCGCATTCCTGAAGAACTGATTAGTGAATATGAAGCAGCATTAGGTTTGCCGTTGAAGTGTACGGTGAATACAACAAAAACAACTGAAGAACGTCTTCAGATCATCAATTGGGTTCAACAGACCAAGAATGTTTTAAACCGTGCTTATCTTGAGGGCTTGCTAGGGTTATTTGGCATTGAGTTGATTGACTTAGTGCGCTACAGACCAATGCAATGTAATGCTCCATGCGATTCACCAGTCAACACAGAAAATCTACGGTTCAAAGTCAAACTTATCTTAAAAGCCCCGGTGCAAGCTGACATGGCTTGCATCATTAAAAACTATTTACCAGCTTATTTACGTTATGACATTGAGGAGCAGCCATGAAGCGGATTGATAGTGTAAATGCACGTCCAGACATGTTTGGCACAGGAAAAAAAGGCTTTCATTCAAATGAGGATGTGTCTGGCCAAGATGCAACTTATGTTACGCCTGAATGGTGCAATATGGTTCAGGAAGAGATAGCAAACGTTCTTGAGAAAAATGGTGTTGTTTTAGACCCGAACAATCGCCAGCAGCTCTATGAGTTGTTAGCAACGTATCCAGACCTAGAAAATCTGTCAGACGCGATTGAAGCACGCTTTTTATCTGAAGCTGCTTTTAACCAGCAAGCACGTGATCAGCTACAGACACAGATCACAGCATTACTTAATTATGTTTCATATCCACGAATACTTGCTTCAGGTGTCTTTTATTACAATGGTGGCGAAGGTGGTGGCACAGTAACAATGATTGGTGGTACAGATGGCTGGATTGCTGATAATGACAAGATTAAAGCACCAGATATCTACAACCTGACAGATCGTAATATTGGTATCTTTTTAAGCCCTGAAGCTTTTAATGAAGCAGCCTCATTTGAACGTGATATAAATACCTTCAAGCCAAAGATTTTTAATCGTTCAGGTCAAAGCCGGGTCGGATATTCTGGTCAAGTCAGTTTCCAAGTCCTTCAGCATAAGAATCCAAACAGTACAACAGTCGATGGTGATTATCCTGCTGGCTTATATAGTTTCATTCTTCTGCCGGGTGAAACTAAACTCTTCACATTAATAGGTGCTGGCGGTGGCGGTGGTGCATCACGTCGTTCTAATAGCTCGTCATATCCGTTAAGCGATGGTCAAGTTGGCGCTGATCTATTCCTCAAAGTGAATGGTGAGAACATTGCTGTTATTCATGGCTCAGGTGGCGGTACTCAAGGTGTTTGGAGTAATGGCTCAGCACTTACCAATGGTGAAGCTGGTACAGTTGGCGCTGTAGATATCATTGGTGCTTTTGATTCAACAACTATTACTCAAGGTAATGTAGGCAAAGCAACTAAAGAAGACCACACAGGCGGTGCGTCTGTGAGTCCTATTGCGCTATTCGGTAAAGGTGGTGATGGTGCAATGGGTGTTGGCGATGAAGGTCTATCATTTGGCGGTGGTGGTGCTTCAGGTTCTGTTCTTGTAGCTCAATACACAAATAATAGTACAACTAATCAGACGATCACTCTGGTTATTGGTCGTGGTGGTGCTGGTGGACAGAAAGGTGGCTATGATTCAGATGTTGTTGGTGGAAACGGAACAGATGGATTTGCACGAGTTGCTAGTGTTTAA